AAACCGACTTCTGGTTACCCGCAGTCGGAAAACCGCACTCCTTTAGAAGTACTATCTAAGAAGAACTTAGATACAAACCTGTTTGAGGAATTTTGGAAGGTTTACCCAAGAAAGGTTGGTAAGCAAGCCGCAGAAAGAGCGTATGCAAAAGCAATCAAAACAACAGAGGAAAATGTAATCATTGCAGGGGCTTTGCGATATGCAGATGACCCTAACCGTGTAGATGCTTTTACTGCTCACCCAACCACATGGCTAAATGCTGGTCGTTGGAATGATGAGCCATTGCCTGAACGCATCAAGACCGCAGATGAAAAAGAAGCAGAGCAAAAAAGATTGATTGAGGAAAGGCGCCGCCGCGATATAGAGGAAACATTACGGTGGCAAAAAGAACGAGAAGAACAGAAACGAAAAGCAGTTCCTATGCCTGAGAACATAAAGGTGCTACTGCGTGGGCAAATTTAGCGATTGGGATATTGACCTTGCAGAGGGTCAATACTCAGAAGAACTTGTGCGCCGCTTGTTCAATGGTAAAAACAAGATTGAGGTGAAACGCGACCTGCGTTGGCGCGAAACAGGCAACCTCTACATAGAAACAGAACAGTTCTCAACCTACTATGACAAATGGATACCAAGCGGGGTGTCTATCAGTAAAGCGGACTTTTGGGCGTTCCAACTAGATACTTTAATTTTGTTTGTTGCCTTGGATAAATTACGGCAAGCAATCCTGGAAGAAAACAGACCCATACAGATGAAGCGACAACCGCCCACAAAAGGTTACTTGGTTAAAGTTTCTACCGTAATTAAAAAGTGTTACACTAATTCGTAATCATTACTCCTGAAAGGGGAGGACATGGCAACGCTAGTAAAAGTAACAGCAAACAAAATGCAATGCGGAGATAACATTTTGTTAAATAACAAAGTGTTACAAGTTATTGCAATAGATGGTCCTGACCGTCACGGTACTTATGATGTTCATGCAAAAGATGAAAACCATAAAGACCACTTTGTAATTGTGCAAGACTTAGTTACAATTATTATGTGATAAATTTTTTTGTTGATGGCTTACCTGTTCCACAAGGGAGCATGAAAGTTATTAACAACAGAGTTATTCACAGTAAAGGTTCTGAACTTGCCGCATGGCGTAGCGCGATTGGTTTAATTGCAAGACAACACGGCGCTCGCCCATTAACCGACCCAATTCAAATTACAATAAAATTTTATTTACAAAAACCAAGAACCGTAAAACGCCCTATGCCCTCTGTTGCTCCTGACCTGGATAAACTGATTAGGGCGGTCCTAGACGGGCTAACAGCCATCGCGTATGTAGATGATGGGCAGGTGGTATCAATCGTGGCTGAGAAAGCCTATGGAGCCCGAATAGGGGCAGATATACGCGTGGGCGCGTATGAATTAGAACAGATGTTCTAATGATTTTGTGATGTAAGAAACAAAAAAACTTGCAAAATAAGTGCCACAAATGTTGCAAATTACTGCCTTATAGCCAATAATTCTGTTATCGGTTCATACGAACCTTAAAGATATGGAGGCAGTTATGAAGGCAAGAAGCGTACAAGGCGACCAACGCAAAATGGTTAGCGACCACAGTTTAATAAATGCAACTTACAGCGGCACACTAAAAAATTACACAGGTCGCGTTTACACCGCTATTTATGCAAACAATCAAGTAGTTGATTTTGCAGTTAATAATGCAGAACACGCAAAAGTTTACGCGTTGGAATATGGTGTTCGTTTTCTTAATTCTAAATTGGTTTCAGTCCGTTGGAATCGTGAGTGGAAGGCAGGTGCATAAGCGTGGCAACACAACAAGATTGCGGTTTGTTTAACCACACACAACGCACACACAGTTTCAAAGTAACCAAGCAAGAGGCTGGTATCTATATCACTTGCTGTGGCGATACAGTCCAGTACTACACATCAACAGAGTTTGGATTGCCTGACTCATTTGGTTGGTACATCACAGAAGCCAACGGCAGTTTTAACGGTGACCGTTTTCAGACCCTTTCAGAGGTCAAAAAATTCCTCACCCGCTATCACAAGACAGATAACTAAGACACGCCCAAAACAATTTCATAAAAGGTCCTTGAAACTTTCCCAAAAATCCGTAATACTTATACCAACGGGTCAGACAGACCCCCTAGAACATGGAGGCAGTAAATGAGATACACAATTAAACAAAACAATAATCGTTATGAATTATGGATAAATGTTTTGAACAGTTATTCACAAGTATTTACTTTTGAAACACGCGAAGAAGCCGAAATAGCAAAACAAGAAGCGATTGCGGCAGACCAAGAGCGTTTGGCAGAAGTGCCAAGTATTAGTGATTATTTCAAAATGGAGGCAAAATAATGAACACCCTATCAACACCAACAGCAAGAGCCCTTGTTACAAAAGCAGGTCTTAGGTTTTACACCCAAGACGCAAGACACTTTTATACTAATTGTGGTTTTCAGACTGCAAGAATTTATACACGCGATGCCAACGCAAGATATGGATTCGCATACAAGGTTGTCGGTCTTAAATACTTTGGCAACCTTGACCGCGCAGAAGTAGCAATGCTCAAGATGCGTTTGTATCTTACAGAGCAAGGCATCAAATACACACTAGATGGTGAGCGCACAATCATTTTGGTTGATGAACCAGCGTTACTCAATCGCATACAGGCAGATGGAGTGTGCGCATAATGAAAATCACAATCAAATCAGTAACAACAGGTCCAGACATTCTGGCGATATTCCAGAACGCTGACCACACTGTAACAATCAAAGTGTTAGCAGACACTTCATACGAAATAACACGCAATGGCGTAACTACCAAAACCGATATGACCAAGTGGTACTACAACGGTTACGGAGTTATCAAGCACATTGAAAACGACATACAAGCAGGTTACTACTCAGGCGTTAGGAGAATCGCATAATGACAACACCAATACTGAAGTGCATGATGTGTTACGGCAAAGGTTATGTGGCATACAACGATGATGATGGTTGCGATGTAGTTCCATGTGACTGCACCATTCCAGTTGAGGTTAAACGATGAAGCCATGCGTTTTGTGTGGCAACTTCAATACCTTCTACGGCATACAACATGCAAGCGGTAACGCAATCTGCATGAAATGCGTAATGGCGGTTAAAGAGGCGCATATCAAAGTTAGAGAATTTCCCTACGAAGAAGCGGAGGCAACTGTATGAAGTTCAAAATTGAACTGGAAGTTGAATACAACAACTTTGCAATTCCTGAAGGCAAATCCAAGTCCATGGTTAATGCAATGCAACGCGAACAGGCTCAATGGGCTGTTGAAGATGCTTTGAAAATTGCAGGGTTCAATCCTGTGACTACTGCTATCTACAAGGCACGATAATGGGAGAACTGACAGATGACCGCCCAAGATGTATTTGGTGTGGCTCCTATGGCGGATACGCAAACAGGCTTATGATTCACTTGAACAAAGACCTAGATACATTCATAGCCGAATGTGATTGGTGCTGGAGTAACGACTACTACCGAAAGAAGGCGGCAAATGGCAAAGGCAACTAAAACATGGAGGCTGACACGCAGAGGGCGTTTTGTTCTAGCCCTAGCAATCTTGTTGTTTGTTTCCTGGTTAATGAACATTACAACTCCCAGTGAGTGCAAAGTGCCAATAGGCGAGATGTCACAGTTCTGCGTAGATTTCTTATACCCATGACATACGAAGGTTGGGAAAACTACGAAACCTGGAATGTGGCTTTGTGGATTAACAACGAAAAACCTTATTACGACAAAGCCCTAAAGTTTATGGAAACGCATGGTGACAGCCCAAGCGCTTACATGACCTTTATTGAGAACATGGGTTTAACCAAGACCATGACTCCTGACAATGTTTGGTTTAACGACAAAACATTAAACATAAAAGAACTTGATGAAATGATGCAACAATTTTTAACAAAGGAGAAATAATGAAGAAGGCAATGACGCTGGCGTTATTATTAACAATAATTACACCTGCACAAGCAAATGAAATCCCTGGCACCCGTGTTGATGGACAGGGCGCAGTCTGCAAAGAAGGAGAAGGCAAAGCACTGGAGGTCAATGCAACAACCAAAAAAGAATCTTCATATTGCTTCAAGCGTGAAGTAATTATTGTGCCCACACCAACTCCTACTCCCACCCCAACCCCTACACCAACTCCGACTGCATCACCCGTAGCATCAACTACAACAACCAATACAAATGCAGTAACAGAACCAACAACGCAACCAATGCCTGTTGTCACAGAAAGTGCAACTGCAACTGTTACACAATCAGAAACCTCAACGGTTACAACCGTTACGCCAACTCCAAGTCCTAGCGTGACACCAACGCAACCAGTGGTACCGCAAACACCTGAACGCAGTAATGTTGTTGAGGTAAATGCAACAACGAAGGTCACCGTGGTCCGTGAAGAAACTTTAGAAGAATGGCTAAGCCGCGTATTTAGCGTTTGGAATAATTGGTTCAATCAACTATTCCAATGGTTTAATTATGGGAATTAAAATGACAAAAACAATGACAATAAAAATGACAGAAATAACATGGAGGCAAATAATGGGAACAACTTATGTACTAATGGTGATAGCCGATGGGGTCCAGGAATGGGCAAAACATTACGATAATGCGGTAGATGCAGTAAGCGCCTATAACAAATTTATGGACCATGGAACCTGCGTGCATGAACGGGTCGTGAGTTTGGTAGAACCTAACGGCAAATTTCACAGTAAAATTTTCCTTAACCCTGCGGGGTTGGCGATACACTAACGGTGTCCAAAAAATAACCTGAAAGGGGTAAGTTATGGACCACAAAATATCTCGTTGTAAGTGCGGAGCATGGAAAGTGGTTGATGCTCTTTGCAAAGTATGTGAGGCGTTAGGAGTCAGGGGCTAAGAGTTACCCCTAACAAGCAAATCCTTTTAGTAGCCGCTGTTGCGGTTGGATTTGCCATTGCGCCATCTCACGCGCACGCACCCGTAATGACCGACAAAGAAAAGCGTCAATTTATCGTAGCCTCTATGGAGCCGAAAGATTACGCAAAACATTTGGTCAGTAAACGCTTTCCCAGTGCAAAAAAGCAATGGCAGTGTTTGGCTCATCTTTGGGGCAAAGAATCGGCGTGGAACTACAAGGCAAAGTCACCCACACATGATTACGGAATTCCTCAAAGGCACATGAAGCACAACACAAAGAAACAAATTGATGAGTTCTTGAAGAACCCACATGGGCAGATTCAATGGGGATTGACCTACATAGAATCGCGTTACAAAACCCCATGCGGAGCATTACAATCTTGGCTTTCAAGAGCGGATAAAAACGGGAGAGGTGGTTGGTACTAATGTCTATTATTTTTCCTAATCATTGGGAGCCTGTAACGCCCGATATAGACCCTGAGGAATGGGTTGAAGATGATGAGGAATAATTGGACAAAAAAGTAGTAAAAATTGTTGAAGAAAGAGCGGGCGATTACTGCGAAGTATGCGGTCAGCCCGCTCTACCTTCTATGGCTCTGCATCACCGTAAATTGAAAAGCAGGGGCGGCAAAGACACGCCCAGTAATTTAATTCGCATACATCACGGCTGTCATAACTTACGCACTGATAGTATTCACTTGAATCCGTCTTATGCAGAGGATAAAGGGTGGACTGTTCCAAGTTGGAGAGAGCCGCACGAATATCCATTTGTAAGACCTGACGGGTCAATAGTATTACTACTAGATGATGGCACAACAGGTGTTCTCATGGAAGGTGACTAATGGAAATAAGAGTTAGAGGGCGGTTGGGTAACGACCCCGAATTAAAAACAGTTGGTGCAGATAATTTATCGTTAGCGTCATTCTCGTTAGCACATACACCGCGTTCTAAGAAAAACGGAGAATGGGTAGATGGCGAAACGAATTGGTATCGCGTAATTAAATTTGGTGCGAGCGCAGAAGCAATAGCCCAAACATTAAAAAAGGGCGATGAAGTAATTGTTATCGGCTCGCTGAAATTAAATACTTACACCGACAAAAACGGTGTAGAAAAATCGCAAATGGAAATCAGCGCATCAGAAATTGGTGTAGTTCCCAAGGTTACAAAAAACAAAACACAAACAAATACAGGAGGGTCGGAACCATGGTAGAAGATAATTTGGTAAGCGCCGCAGAAGCGGCAGAAATCTTGGGCATCAAGATGAATAACTTACGACAGATACAACACCGCAAGTCATTGGTGTGGGTACAGAAGGCTGGTCGTAATGTTTATTACAAGCGTGAAGATGTAATGAATTACAAAGCAAAGCGTGACGCTCGTAATGGCTGATTTAGAAACAATGCAAGTAATGTTGCGCTCGCTTGAATTACAGTCGCGCCAAAAAATCATTGGCGAAATACAGGCGTTTGCAAATGACTACCACCATCACATAGACGGCTTTGATGTTGTGCGGGTGGACCAGTTATTAGACTTTCTAAAAGACATACCAAATGATTCAAGATGACCCTGAAGTAGGACTTGCCCTGAACCTTATGGCTGAGAAGTTACGGGAGAAGGGCAAGGAATCATTGGCTTTCAAACTAGAGAATTTAATTGATTTGCTTATAGAGGAACTTGAGGCGGACAAAAAGAAAAAACTCTAATATCTGCTCATGTCACTAGCGATAACCGATGATGTCACGATTGCTGATATTGATGAAGCAATTAAGCACATTAACGACATGCTCAAAATTGATGAGTATGGCAATCGCATGGAATGGCGCAAAAAAGAATTATTACAAAAGAGCATTGATGATTTATTAGATGCCCGCATATCGTTGGCATTAGGAGAGAAAATCTTTGACTGATGCGTACCTTCAGATGCTTTCTTTGTACAGGACAGCCAACCTTTAGCGTATCGGACAAAACAGACCCTTCAAAAGAATTTCAGGTACATTACATGACCTATCATTACAAGGAGCCTAAAGATGCCACGCAAGAGCGCTAAGCAAATAGTCACGGAAGTCGTTACTAAGGTCAATCAAGAATTACCAAAGAAGAAAGCCGCGCCAAAAAAAGAAGAACCTAAAATTACTGTTGAGCATTACTACCGTTGCATGACAATCATTGCCCCAGGGAGTAACTGCAACTGCTACGCCTCTAAAGCGTAATTCATTTAGCACTAAATTTAGTCTTAATTTGTGCAAATATAATTTATGAGATAATTTGTACAACATGTTGGAAAAAGATGGCTTAGCACAACTAAAGCGTGAGAACCGTGCGCTTGAACTACGCCATCAGCATGGAATGACATTTGCCAGCATTGCGCAAGAACTTGGATACGAAACGATTGCAGGAGCGCAGAAGGCATATCGCAGAGCCCTCAAGCGTGTAGAAGTATTAAACGCAGAGGATTACTTACAGGCTGATTTAGACCGCTTAGATGAGATGACATCTGTTTATTGGCAATCAGCGTTGCAAGGTAATGTGCGCAGTGCAGACATGGTGTTACGCATTATGCAAAAGAGAGCAGATTTTCTAGGACTAGATGCGCCTAAGAAGGTGCAAGCGGAGGTGGTGAACTATGACGGACATGGAAGCCTTGATGCAGAAGTTATCCAAATCGCCCGAATTATTGACTACATTGAAGGCATTACCGCCGACATTACAACCCTCCCTGAACTCCAAGATACGAGCAAGCCGAATAATTTGGCAAAGACTCGCAAGAAAAGAACAATTACCGCCCAACAGTGAGTGGAACATTTGGCTCTACCTTGCTGGTCGTGGAGCAGGTAAAACAAGAACAGCCGCCGAATGGTTAGCATGGGAAGCGATAGAAAACCCTGAAACAAGATGGGCAATCGTTGCGCCTACATTTTCAGATGCACGGGATACCTGCGCTGAAGGTGAATCAGGAATCATCAACATCTTAAATCGTTATCATGCGCTTTCACATTACAACCGTAGCAATGGCGAGATAGAACTAATTAACGGGAGCAAAATAAAATTATTCTCCGCAGACCAACCCGATAGATTCCGTGGACCCCAACACCATGGCGCTTGGTGTGATGAGTTAGCCGCATATCGTTATGAAGATGCCTGGCATCAATTACAGTTTGGATTGCGCTTAGGAAAAAAACCAAGAATCGTTGTAACTACAACTCCACGCCCTACGCCTCTGATTAGAACCCTCTCAGGGCGCGAAGATGGCACCGTAGCCATCACAAGAGGCTCAACCTTTGATAATGCTAAGAACCTAGCCCCAAGCGCTCTATTGGAACTACAAGCCCGATATAACGGCACTCGCTTAGGTAGGCAGGAACTCTATGGCGAAATCCTGGAGGACCAGGAAGGTGCATTATGGACAAGAGGTTTAATTGATAGAAACCGCGTATCTACACAGCCACCAATGAGCCGAATAGTTGTAAGCATTGACCCCGCTGTAACTAACACACAATCAAGCGATGAAACAGGAATTATTGTTGCTGGTTGCGATACAGGCGGACATGGTTATGTGCTTTATGACGGAACAATAAAAGGTTCACCTCTGGAATGGGCTAAACGAGCAGTAGAACTATTTGACCAATACAAAGCAGATTCATTACTGGTTGAAGTCAATCAGGGCGGAGATATGGTCAGTGCAGTTCTCAAGCAGGTACGCAATTCATTACCGATAAGAGAGATAAGAGCCCATGTTGGTAAAAAGTTACGCGCCGAACCAGTAGCGGCGATGTATGAACAAGGTCGTGTGCATCATGTCGGTACCTTTCCACAATTAGAGGACCAAATGACGATATGGACACCTCAAGATGCGGACTCACCTGACAGACTTGATGCAATGGTTCAAGCATTTAGCGACTTGCTTGGAAAATCTAGCGTCAGTCATTACTTCAATAGCATTGCTAATTTCTGCGCTAAGTGCGCTTTACCGTTCCCTAAATCAATGAGCCTTTGCCCCAAATGCGGAAGCGCTATCATTGCACCAACACAGGCGGTGGGAGCATAATGGCTGTTACTTACAATACAACGATGGACCAAGGCGCAGATTGGTACATAAATTTTATCTACAAACAACCTGCGGAAATCACTAACATTGTTGGCAACGGAAGCACAGTAACTTTCACAGCCGCCAATGGTTTTAGCGCCAGTCAGATTGTCAGTATTGATGGCGTCTTGCCACCTGCTTACAATTTACAAAATGTAACGATTGCGACAGCGAGCGCAACAACATTCACGGTAGCCAATGGCGCAACTGGAATCTATATCTCAGGTGGGATTGCGACTGCCCCAGTAAATGTGACGGGCTATACGGCAGAACTACAACTGCGTTCATTACCTTCTGACCCTACCGCTGTTCTTTCGCTTTCTACGGCAAACGGAGCCATTACGGTAACTGGAGCAACGGGGCAATTTGCGGTTCATGCCACAGCCGCGCAAACAACCAACATAGATGAAGGCACTTATTACTATGACATTGAGATAACATCAGGAGCAGGAATAGTAACCCGACTAGCCCAAGGACAAATTGTAGTGACACCAGAGGTAACTAGATAATGGCTGATGACGCAATAATTATTAAACCAATAGTTCCTATTGTTGAGATTACGGCTCCTGGTCCACAAGGTGTTTCTGCTTCTGCACAGATTTTCTATGTACACACGCAAGCAGTTGCAAGTGCGACATGGACCATCAACCATAATCTAAACGGTGAACCTACGGCAGTAGTTTTAGACAGCGCAGGTACGCAGTGTGAAGGCACATTTTCTTACCCATCAAAAAACCAAATGGTGATAACCTTTACGAGTGCATTTACTGGCACTGCGTATGTGATTTAGGAGATAAATAATGGCGCGTAAGTTCTTAGTATCTATTGACCTTAACAAAAACGAACTGCAAAATGCAGTTATTCAAAATTTAGGCACTGCGCCTTCTTCACCACAAGCAGGTCAAATTTATTTCAACACAGGTGATGGCGAACTTTATTATTATGATGGAAGCGCTTGGGTATCGGTTCTAAACGAATCTGAAGTTATCTCAGGTTCATTTGCCGCACGCCCTGCCGCAGGTGTAGCGGGTCGTTTGTATTTTGCAACCGACCAGCAAATTATGTATTTTGATGACGGTGCTACTTGGGCGCAGGTTTCTAATTTTGGTTCAGTAACAGCACAAACATCTTATGGCGCATCAAGCGGCAATGGTTCCTCAAATAACTACGCACGCGCTGACCACACACACGGCACACCATCTCTAACCAACAATGCGGCAAGCACTCAAGCCATTGGCGATACTGCAACCGTTGGAACAGGAACAGCGCCAGCACGCGATGACCACAAACACGCGATGCCTGCATTTGGAAATGTCACAGCGCAAACTTCTTTTGGTTCAGCAAGTGGTAATGGTTCTTCCGCAGATATTGCTCGTACTGACCACACACACGGAACGCCAACGCACGATAACGCGGCACACTCCGCAATTAATCTTTCCGCGCTCGCAACTCCAACCGCAGATGTTTCGTTTAATAATTACAAACTTACAAACCTTGCTACACCAACTAACGCAACTGACGCCGCAACTAAAGGTTATGTTGATGGCGTAGCAGAAGGTTTACATATTCACGCTTCGGTAAATGCCGCAACAACCGCAAATCTAACTGCGACTTACGACAACGGAACTAGCGGCGTAGGCGCAACTCTTACTAATAGCGGAACGCAAGCGGCATTAGTAATTGATGGCGTAACTCTTTCAGTATCTAACCGCGTATTAGTAAAGAATCAAACAAGTGGTGCGGAAAATGGTATTTATGTTGTTACTGATACTGGTTCAGTTTCAACTGACTGGGTATTAACACGCGCTACTGACTTTGATACTAGCGCTGAAATTCAAGGTGGCGATTTTACATTTGTTACTGGTGGAACTTCTTACGACAATACTGGTTGGGTTCAAACCGCAACTAGCGTAACTGTTGGAACAACTCCAATTGTTTGGCAGCAATTCTCTGGTGCTGGAACTTATACCGCAAGTAATGGTGTTCAACTTGTTGGTTCAGACTTCTCTGGCGTAGTCGTAGCAAGCGGCGGTTTAACAGTAGGAGCATCAGGTTTCGCTCTTGATACCGCTATTGCTGTCCGCAAGTATGCGGCAGATGTTGGCGATGGAACTGCTACCTCATACACAATTACGCACAGCCTTAACACAAGAGATGTAATTGTTTCTGTCTATGACAACTCAAGCCCATACGCGGAAGTAGTTTGCGATGTGCAACATACAAGCACAAGTGCTATAACTCTCCTATTCTCTGTTGCTCCAACAAGCAACCAATACAGAGTTGTAGTCCACGCCTAATAACCGCCCGCAGTACAAGGGGCTAAAAGGAGATACACATGGGTCTGCGTGACCGTATCGCAAAAGCAATCGCAACAGGCAACATAGAAAAAGCGCCACGCCTGCCCGCGGGTTCTGTCACTATGACCGAATCAGAAATGCGCAATCAAGCAGATGCGCTAACGATGCGTCAAACTTATGGAAACTCAATAGCCTTACCACGCGCACCATTTAGCGCGGCTGTTCCTTTTGGTCCAGGATTACCGATTACTCCAGGGGCAATCAATCCTCTGCAAGACAATGGGCGACCACAACCACGCCGCTATGAATATCAAGTAGCGCAAAACATCAATGTAACTGAAACACGCCTGGTTCCTTTTAAGACATTACGAGCCGCGGCTGACAGCATTGACATTCTACGCCGATGCTTAGAAGTAACGAAGAACAAAATGAGCGGACTTGAATGGGATATTGTTTTAGGAAACGATGCCTCAGAAAAGATTTCCGCAGAATCAGGCGGTGACCATGTACGAGCGATGGCACGCGCACGCGAGAAATACACAGAAGAAATTAACCGCCTGCGTACATTTTGGGAAACACCTGACAAAGCAAATGGTTTGATTTGGAGCGATTGGTTAAACATTGCCCTTGAGGACATTCTTGTAATTGATGGTTGGGCTGTATATCCGCAACCAACAGTGGGCGGCGAACTCTATGGTTTCCAAATTCTTGATGGTTCAACAATTAAACCTTTGATTGATGACCGCGGTATGCGACCAATGCCACCAAATGCGGCGTATCAGCAAATTCTTTACGGATTCCCACGCTCTGAGTTCTCTGCCACTGATGAGGACCCTAAGGCAGATGGTGAATTTACCAGCGACCAACTTGCCTACATGGTGCGTAATCGTAGAAGCATTAGCGTTTATGGATTTAGTCCAGTAGAGCGCTCATTACCGTTGGCAGATATTTATTTGAGAAGGCAACAGTGGTTGAGAGCCGAATACACAGACGGCGTGCTTCCTGAGTTGATGTTTACTACCGATGAGGATTGGGGCAATAACCCTGACTTACTCAGAGCCTATGAAAATATATTAAATGATGACCTTGCAGGACAGACAGAGCAACGCAAACGCGCTCGCTTACTTCCTAAGGGTCTAACTCCTGTTGTTAATGATGGATATGGCGAGAAATTCAAAGATACTTTAGATGATTATTTAATTACCTCTATCTGCGGACACTTTGGCGTTATGCCATCTGAGATTGGTTTTGCACCTAAGGGTGGATTAGGCGGTAAAGGGTTTGAAGAAGCACGCGCTGAAAATTCAGAAGCGATAGGCGTTGGTCCTATTGCCGCTTGGATTAGCAAGATGGTTTCTAATCTTTCTTACACATATCTAGGCATGCCGCGTGAACTTGAGTTCCGCCTCATGACTAGCAAGCGCTTAGATAATGAATCAAGCGCAAGGAAGGCGGATATTGAAATAAAGAGCGCAGGTAAAACAATAAATGAAAGACGCTCTGAACTTGGTCTGCCTTTATTGGATACTCCACAAGCAGATATGCCTTTACTTGTAGCGGGCTCAGACATATTCTTATTCTCATCAGAAGGAATTATTAACGCTAAAGAAGTTACATCTGCGCCAACCTTGGAGGGTCCTGATGCCACACCGACCACACCCACTACTCCTAATACCGTTGATGAGAAGCCTGAAGAAATCTCGCCTGAAGAAGCGTCACAAACTGAAGAAGAAGTTGATGCAGAAACTAGGGCTGAAGTAAAATCATTTATGAAATGGGCTTCCAAAGGAAAACGCGCAAGACTATTTGAATTCAAGAGCCTAGACCCGATTGTTGGTGAAGCGCTTAACCGTTGCGCGTTTGAGGGAGATTTAGACACCGCAAGAGCGCTCGCTAAAGCGTATTTAACATGACTTGGGAACGCGCATTAGAGGCAGATGCGCGTTTGGCGGCAAAAAATGCACTATTAGTAAGAGCCGCTTTACGACAACAATTAGATGCAGAGCGTGCTTACCAGGGTTATTTAGCAACCACACCTGATTTAACTTTAAGCCTGCCGCAACAGCGTGTAAGAGCAAGAGCATGGGCAATCATTAACATACGACCGAACTTAGAGCCGCTAAAAAGCGTTGTAGATAAATTATGGGCGGAAGGTCTTGCACTTGGTTATACAGCGGCAGGTGAGGCATTGATTGAAGCGCGAGAAGCAAAGAAAGCCGATACAACAAGCGTAGTTGATTGGTCTAAATGGAAAGCAGGAGATGAAGCCGCTTCTCTTGTTGCTAAAAAACCTGGATTGATGAATTTATTAAGGCAGGCTCAAGGATTTACTTGGAAAAGTTTTTCTGACGCAACATTAAATGATTTGGGTAATTCTATTGGCGAGGCTATTGCGCTTGGTTTAGATGCAAAACGCTCTGCGAAAAACATTATGAATCATGTTGCAAGCCCCTCACGCGCATTAACAATCGCAATTACAGAACAAAACCGCGCTATCTCTTACGCAACATCAGTGAGATACAGAGAAGCAGGCGTGCAACAAATGGAATGGCTTGTGTTTGACCCTTGCAAGATTTGTGCGCAGAACGCAAATCAAGTTGTAAACATAGGGCAACAGTTTGCATCAGGCGACCAAAGACCCCCCGCACACCCCAACTGCCGATGTGCTTTGGCTCCTGTAATACCTGGATTTGATGACCAACCAATACCAGGCGCAACCGTTATTGCTCCGCCTACGCCTGCGCCAGTTGGCATCACAGGTATAACTCCAACCGCGGCAGAGATACCTGTTAGGGCGGTTGCATCACCTGACTTTGTGCCTGGTCAATGGACATTATTAACCGCAGAAGAAAGACGGCAAGAAGTAATTGACAGATACACAAAGTTAAATCCAAATGCGGAACCTGGACTAATTGCTTCGCTTGTAGATGCAGGGCGTTCTATTCCTGCGGCAGATATTGCGTTAGTTAAGTCAGGTATTGTGTACAACAATGGACCTATACGCGTCATGTTTTATAGCGCAGGCACAAAAGTACCAAAGAATTTACAAGAAAAGTTATTAAAAGAAGTAGAAGAATTGCAAATACTAAACCCGCGCAAGGAAATGACAATCTTTGTGGCTTCTAATAGAGGTAATGCCTACGGTAGTGCGCTTTTAGGCGATGCGAAAATTTGGCTAAAGCCCGATACGGTTATGACAGATAAACCAATAGCCTTAGAGGGTGGTTACAAAATGCCAGCGATTACAACAGTACCGCAAAGGCAATATACCCTTGCGCATGAGTGGGGTCATACGCTTGATGAAGGTGCGTCTTTTACTAGGACAGAATCAATACAAAACGCAACAACAAAACGGATAATTGAAGAATATAAAGAAGAATTTGCAGGCAAAGCCTTTATGTCCACCTACTCAGGTGAGAACACTAAAGAGTTTTATGCTGAAATGTTTGCTGAGTTTTATCTAACAAAAGGCACAACGGACAATCCGCTTGTGCAGGCTATGGCTAAGGAGTTTTTATGGAAAGCCCCTGCCGCCCCTGTAATAAACACACCCGTGGCACCTGTAAGTAATTATGTAGCGGCTAAACAACCTGTAAGTTTCTTTACGGCACAAAAAAGCAATGAGTTTTATGGCACTAAACCAAACGGCGAAATTGATTATTCTTCATTCAATAAAGATGGACAGAACATCTTTCTTAAAAATATCTTGGCATCACAAGGTTTTAATGGAAAGCCAAAAGTTGTAAGTGCCGCTGAATATAAAAAGTATGTAGATGAAGGCGCTGTTCCTGTTTACAGGGGCATATCAAGTAATAAAAAAGCAGAACCATCTGCTTTCATACAACAGTACCTCCAAGGAGATGACCCATTTATAGGCAAGGGTATGTTTGGCGATGGCACTTATTTTGCTAGTACTCGTGATGTAGCGGAGTCTTTTGCTAAAACAAATGTGCAAGGACAAAAACTGCGATACGGCGAAGTTATAGATGCGGTTCTAAACCCACAGGCAAGGGTAGTCAATATAGAAGATATACCAAGACTCTCAGGACAATTATTTGGCAACGATAAATATGAATTTGCCCAAGATTTTTATGATGATGCAAGCGCGATTGCCGCGGCTCTAGGTTATGACGCAATTCGTATTCCAACCCCCGTAATCAAATGGGGAGAGCCTCCGATTGGCTCTGATTACTACATTATTTTGAACCGTACCGCAGTCATAGTAAAGGAGATGCCATGAATGAAGTAGAACTATCCAGGCGCTTAGGGCAACTACACCTTAGACTCAACAGTAAATCATTAGATAAATTGATTACGGAAATCCGTAAAGTTTCAGGCATAGAGTCGTTGTCGCAACCCTATAAATCATGGTTGCTCAATCCTAATTTGATTGCGGATAGATACCTTACACAATCCGCAAGAAAAGCAAAGGAAGGCAAAGAGTGAGAAAAGAAGATTGCACCGATGATATTGATTGGGCAGACCAAACATTACAAACAGTCATGGAAGCGGCAGAGTTTGGAGTACCTGCGGCACAAGTTGAATTGGATAAACGCCGCAAGGCTATGGAAAAATTAGGTACAGTTACACCAAAGTTTTCTGTTATAGAAGATGAGGATTAAATGGCTGATGGTTTTGTACCCCCACAAGCAGTAAGGAACAACGCAAAGCGCGGTTTGAAACTGCGTGAAAAACATGGGCGGGGCGGTACGGCTGTCGGAGTGGCTCGCGCGCGTGACCTCTCAAACGGAAAAGCAATATCATTATCAACGGTCAATCGCATGGTTTCTTATTTTGCCCGCCACGAGGTAGATAAGAAAGGCGAGGGTTGGGGTGTTGATTCTGCGGGATATATCGCATGGCTCTTATGGGGCGGCGATGCAGGAAAATCATGGGCTAACTCAATCGCCAAACGAGAAAAGAAAAAGGATAAAGCATCAATGACTAATCTAACAACGGCTTTCTTTAACATAATTAAAGCGGACAAAAATGCCGATGGCACTTTATTGGTCTATGGCAAGGCTACCGATGACACATTAGACATTGACCAACAAATTTGTGACCCTGTATGGCTGGATAATGCAATGCCTGAATGGTTCAAGACAGGCGGCAATATCCGCGAGCAACACAGCAACATAGCCGCAGGCGTAGCAAAAGAATACGAAAAGCGGGCAGATGGACATTACATACACGCTCTAGTTGTGGACCCTGTTTCTGTAAAGAAGGTTGATACAGGAGTGCTTAAAGGTTTCTCTATTGGTATCAAGAATCCCCGCGTTGTGCGTGACCAAAAAGCGGCTAATGGTCGCATAATTGATGGAAAAATTGTTGAGGTAAGCCTGGTTGATAGACCTGCTAACCCAAATTGCCAGTTGGTTCTTGCTAAGTCCGCAGAGGGCGAAGGCGAAATGTCTAAGGTAGAAGAACTGATTGAGAAGGAAGAAAAGAAGCCTGATTATCAAAATATGTTACGCGGTGGAGGCAAATCTCAGCCTGCGGACAAAGAATTATACAACCGCGTTGTAAGTGAGGCTAAGCAAAAATTTGATGTTTACCCATCTGCGGTAGCAAATGCTTGGGTGGTCCGTGAATACAAGAAGCGCGGCGGAACTTACAAAAAGAAAACAGAGAAGGCGGTAGATAGCATAGAATTATCAGACATAACCGAAAGGGAAGCCATGACCATACTAGCCAATGAGATAATTGAATTATCTAAGGCTTATGTTGGTGGCGACCTTGTTAAGTTTGATAAGCAAACCTACGACTCTGCAAGACAAGCGTTGGCAGAACTTATCGCTATTGAAGCAGAAGAAATGGGCGAAGGTTCTAATGAAGAATCCTCGCTCTCTCACCTAATCGCCGCAGTTCATCACCTATTTGCGTGGTACGCAGGTGAGGAAGCAGAAGGAGAAGTCATGCAAGAAGATATTATTGAAGAAAAAGCCGCAGAAGAAAAAGAAATGAAACCTAAAAAAGGTGAAAAGCGTGCTGACTATATGAAGCGTTGCAAAGAAGCAGGCATGAAAGATGATGTGGTTAAAACCATGTGCGATAAATACTTTGCCGCTGACGCTGATAAGCCTGAGGAAGCAGAGAAGTCCGCAGAGATTTCTAAGTGCTTAGAATGTGGTTGCAATCAACCAGGCAGTGACCACGGTATGACTACAACAAATGACTATGCAAATGTTGCAAAGCCATCAAATGTATCAACCGCAGAAATGTATTCACCTGACCAAACACCTAAGTCCGCTGAAGCAGATGAAGCAGAAGAAAAGGCTGATGATGCCGCCCCTGCCGATACAGAAGCACCTGCGGAAGAAGATGTAAAAGAAGAACAAGTTTCTACTGAGGATAAATCAGTAGATGTTGAAGCCATAGTAGAGCAAGCAATCAAGAGCGCAACACAGTCAATCAAATCGGAAATTGCAGAACTCATGTCCGCAAAAGAGGCGGCAGAGTCAAAGGCAGACCGTTTGGCAACTGAGTTGGCTGAGGCGAAATCTCTCGCAATGGCAGGCGGACCTAAGCGCACTGCAAAACCAGTGAGCGAAACCAGTAATGATTTATTGGCAAAAGCCGCCGCATATAACGCGAAAGCACAAGCAACAACCGACCCAACACTTGCAAAAGGCTATACAACATTAGCAAAGGAATTCCTTGCTAAAGCCAACGCCGAAAGCAAGTAATAAACCAAACAACGAAAGGAAATCCGATTATGGCTGAAATGCCACGCGCAACGGACCTATTTGGCGATGTATCGCCAGTAGAAGCCGCTCAGCGTCATGAGGAGTACCTTGCGACACTAGATAAGTCACTTAGCAATTCAAGCACCGTTCCAGGTCTTGCACCTAAGGCTGACCCAGTGTCCGCATTGGAAGCACTTGCTTCAAACAAGTCGCTCGCTCCTGATGCAATGGCTGGACTTCAGAACGCACTTGCCGCACAAAGAGTTGCGATGCAAGACATTCAGAAGGAAATCACAACAACATCACCTCTATCAACATCATTTGCGGCGTTTGACTTGGAAGCACCTGCAAAGATGCTTACCCCTCGCCCAACACCTCTCCGCAACAGAATCCCTCGTAAGAAGGGTGTCGGTACTTCACACCGTGTCAAGAGAATTCTTGGTTACACAGGTACAGGTACAGGCGGAGTTGGAAACCTATGGCCTGGAGTCACAGAAAGCACAACAAATTCATTTGGTTCACTCTCACTAGAGCGCGGACCTCAGATTTCTTATGCCGCTGATGATTTAGTATTGCCATACAACTCATACTCACTATCTGACAGCGTGTCATTTGATGCGAACTTCTCAGGTCTTGGTTATCAGGACCTACGCCAACTATCTTCAACATCAACTCTTTATGCAACGATGTTGATGGAAGAAAGAATGATGCTATTCGCAAGAGGAACCGCATCAGGTTATTCAGGCGCACTATCTGCACCAACCTTCACACTCGCTACACCAGTAGCAGGAGCAGGTCAGACCGCTCTTGCCGCTACAACTTATTATGTAAATGTAACCGCTGACGCAGGTATTTCTGCTAATGGTTTTGGAGAGTCAATTCTCGGAACAGAAGCAAACACCGTAGTTGCATCAGGTGATGTTCTTACTATCACTGTCGCTACCGCAGTTACAGGCGCACTCGGATACAACATTTATGTTGGAACTGCAACTGGAGCCGCAAATCTCAAGTATCAGGGAACCCTTAAAGGAACTGGTACCTTCACAATTCAGGGTGCTGGAACAACTGGTCTAACTGGCAACAATGCCGCGTTTACCACAACTGGAGCCGCCGCATCACGCGCATCATCAGATACTTCTGCTTATGCAACTGGTTATGACGGAATTCTTCCAACAGTTCTAGGACCAAACACAGGCGCACTAAGCACCATCAACAGCACATTCAGCACTGCTAACCCAGGCGTTGAATTCCAAAATGTATTTGCAACAATGTATGCAAATGTAAAGGCTGACCCTGACCTAGTGCTACTAAACGGAAATGACCGTAAGCAACTCTCTGATGCAATCAAGAGTGGCTCTACTGCCAACTACCGTTTGACAATTCAGGAACCAGGAAAAGATGGAGTCACTTACGGCTCTATCGTTACTGGACTTCAGAATGAAGTAACAGGAAAAGCAGTGGACCTAATGGTTCACCCATGGCTCAACCAAGGTGTTGCGCCTGTACTTTCCTTCACATTGCCAATTCCTGATACTGAAGTATCAGATGTATGGGCAAACTTCATGGTCCAGGATTACATGGGTATTCAGTGGCCTGTCGTACAGTTCTCTTACGACTTCTCCACTTATTTCCGTGGAACCTTCTTCTGCACCGCTCCTGCATGGAATGGCGCAGTAAATGGAATCATTCCTGCATAACAATTAAATAGTTAGAGAGAGTGCGGCATATTTGAAAAGTCGCACTCTCTCATAACAAGGAGGCATCATGGGTAGATTTGTTGCTCCTGATAGGGGCGTAAAAGAAACAGTTATAGGCGGCAAAAAATATAACCCTGACAAGGGTGGTATCTACAATGTAGATAATGCTAATCATGGAGCCGCGATGAAGCGTGAAGGTTTTTTTGAAGCATCACTTAATCCTTATGCGCAAGGTGACTACCGTAGAGGTTTTAGTTGCGTACAATGTGGGTTTGATGGTTGGTTCCGCAAATGTGGGCGTTGTGGACATGAAAACGAATCACCCATAGCACGAGATGGAGAGTAATCATGGCAGTGGGCGTAACACCGCAAACAGGATTTAACGAACAACCTTACATTACCTTAGCGGAATATAAGAACGCCCCGACCTCACTAGATTACAACAATTTAGTAGTAGGCGGAAATGCCAACGCGCAAGATGCGGAACTATCTCGCGTAATTCTTCGCGCTACTTCATATCTAAATGAATATCTAAATCAAGATTTACATGCAAACCCTGTAACGGAAACACAGAGAGTACGCATGAGCGGCGAAGGTTATATTTATCTACACCCAAATAAGAATCCAATTATTTCTTTATCTGCCTTCCAATGGGGCAGTAGTCCTAACAATTTACAGACATTAAACGACCCATCTCAATGCTGGTTTGAAAGCCAACAAATTGTTATCCCGCTGAGCCAAATCAACACAACCTATACAAGCGCAGGACCTCTTGCTTTTGGCTCTTATGGTCCACGCATACCTTTATTTACTAAATACACCTACATTGCAGGATATGTAAACACTACTTGCACGGGAACTGCGGCAACATCAACTTTAACCGTTATCAATGCTTCAGGTATTTTGCCAGGAGAAACATACAGAATTATTGATGGCGCTAATGCAGAGTCTGTAACGGTTGCATCAAATTACACCTACGGTTCCACAACAGTACCTCTAACAGCGCCTCTTGCCCATACACATACAGGCGCAGGCTTTAGCAACATGCCTTTTGCAATCAAACAAGCCACCATTCTTATGACAAGCGCCTTTATCAAACAACGCGGTGATGCGTCTATGACCATGAATCTAACAACGCAACCAACGACAAACATTGGCAATAACCAGCGTTACGCGGGCGAAATTAAACTTGCCCTAGATATGGTCAATCTCTATCGCAGGGTGCGTTAATGGGAGGGCGTGTTGGTGTACGGGATACACTGGCAAAATTCATAGCCAATCCCCCGATTGCTACACTCAATCAAGTATTTACTTCTTTTCCCAAGCGTATAAATTTTCAACTAAACGCTTTGCCAGGGCAAATGACCCGCTCTGCCTGCGTAGTTTTTATAGCGCAAGAAAGAGAAAACCGACTAGCGATAGGCGGCGCACACAGTGGTTGGAAGCGTGTGGATTACACCGTAATACTTCAACTATATGTTCACTCATTGCATAGCAATTCAGAAGATGCCATGAGTGATTTTGATATTCTCGTAGATAACATCAAAGAACGGTTACGCAGTGACCATAACTTTGGTGATTCTACGGGTGTTCTAGTTTGGCAAGGTGCTGAGCCTGTCATTATTGGTCGTTACGGAGAACCCGCAACAAGCAATGAAGGCGCCACAGACATCTTCGCTGAGTTAGAATTTGATGTTACAGAGATGATTCAAGCATAGGAGCATGAATGAAACTGACATATAAAGGAACAGAGGAGCGCGTGTTTCCCGCGTTTGGAGTCATCAAACCAGGTGACATTGTTGAAGCACCTGAAGGTTTTAGCCACCCTGACTTCATTGCAGGTGGCGCGGCAAAACCAGCACCAACCCCAACAGCAAACAAACCGTCTGCCGCGTCAGACATGAAAACAGGAGAGTGAATAAATGGCATTACAAGCATCGGTACGCTCATACCTTGGTATTGCTAAAGAAGCAACAAAAGGTACGCCAGTATCCGCAACTGATTTTATCCCAGTTGCAAAAGACGCACTAAAACCACAAGACATTATTGACCCGCTCTATGACCAAGGGCTACGCGGTTCCAATGTTTTGAATTACAACTATATCCCTGGTCGCACCCGCTCTACTTTTGATTTTGGTGGAGCAGTATTTATTGACACAATCGGTTACGCGCTCGCAGGAATTATGGGTTCTGTTTCAACAACAGGAGCAAGCGCACCATTCACGCACACCATTTCTTTACTTAACAGCACAACATCGGGCGCTGATGCACAACCAATTTCTTACACACTAACAGATTTCTATGCTGTTGCTGTACGCCGCTATCCAGGTTGCCAGTTCTCTGATTTCTCATTGCGCTTTAATGCAGATGGAATGTTGGAGTATGACGCAAAAACAACTGGTTGGTTATCAAGCACTACATCAGACCCAACACCATCATTTAGCACATTGCTACCAACCCCAGTTTGGCGCGGTACAGTGAGCATCGGTGGTTCCGCTGTTTCAACAGCAATGACTGGAAACATTGACTTAACTCGCCCAGTCACACCTGTTTATGGAATCAGTGCTACTCAGAATCCTTACAACATCTTCCTTGGACCATTGGAAGTAACTGGAAAAATTACATTCCTCATGGAAGCAGACACAGAACTAACTCGCTTCCTCAATAACACTCAACCAGCCATTACTTTGAAGTGGAACTACGGCACGGGTGCTAATGAGGTCAATCTTGAAGCAACACTCACTAAGGGCGCATATACCGCCGCAGTGATTGAGCGCGGAGAAGATTTTGTACAAGTCACTATTGACCTAAATGCTCAGTCAAATACAACTGACGCAGGTTCAAGCGGTGGCTTTGCTCCTATTGAGTGGACATTACAAAACGCAAAGGCATCAGGAACCTACGCATAACAAGGGCTCAGAACAGGGGCGATTTGGTTGATAGCGGTACGCCTTCCCCGCTATCCCACGCCCCTGTTCCTCTGTAAGATAGGTAGGAAGGCAAACAAAAAAACGGAGGCAGTATGTCAAAAAAAGTAACACTACCATCAGGGCTAACAATCACATTAAAAGACGCTTCAAAGATTCGCTATGGCGATAGAAAGCGTTTGTATCAGAGCATAGATATTGAGGGTTCAGATTTGATTCGCGCCATGGCAATGAATGATGCGCTCATTACTATGTTAATTGAAGAATGGTCATTAACAATTCCAGTGCCAGCAATTAAAAAAGAATCTATTGATGAATTAGAAATTGCAGATTATGACGCACTTGTAGAACATACAAAAGAGGCACAAAAGGCATTGTTCCCTAATTTGGCTGATACGCCTGAAAACGAGGCAGACCCAAAAGCGCCTTCAGAGAACTCCAACGGCTGAAATGGCTGATGGAGGGAGGCGAGCGCCATGAAGCGTTCACCTATCCTGATGAGCATTGGGTTTATTATGTTATGGCTGACAAGTTTGGGTGGACACCTGAACAAGTAGATAACCTGCCAGCATCAACGGCAGATTGGCTGTTAGCAATAACAGGAATGGTTGAAACTGTGAGGGCAGATAGGTTGGATAAAGAGTTATGACCGCACGCATAACAATAACCAACCTGTCTGATGTCCTTGCAGGTTTTGATGCAACTGAAGATAAAATTGAATTAGCGGTGCAATACGCCATTGCTATGACAGGTTTAGCAGTAGAGCGACAAGCAAAAGTAAATGCCTCAGGTCGCCCTGGACCAAATGTGCGCACAGGTAATTTGCGCAGAAGTATTACGACATCTAGCGTGCAAAAAGGTTTCACTAATCTTTACAGCGTCAATGTATCTGCAACCATGATTTATGCGCGGGCTGTTGAATTAGGACACCCGAGATGGAAGCCAGGGGTAAAATATCCTTACTTAGGACCAGCGGCAAGCAACTTGCAAGCCAATGGAACTTTGGCAAGAGTTTTTGTTACTAATTTAGCGTCTAGGTTAAGGGGATAAAATGGCAGACATTCCTCCAATCCTGGTACAGATACAAGCAGATGTAGCGCAACTTAAATCAGGACTTGCCCAAGCCGAAGCATCATTAAAAGGTTTAGATGATTCAGTAGGAAAAACCAATAGTGTATTTGATGGTTTTGGCTCTAAATTAAAAACACTAGCCGCCACTATCGGTGTAACTTTTGCCGCTACTCAAGTAGTTTCATTCTTCAAACAATCCGTAGCCGCGGCACAAGAGGCAGAAGCGGTGCAAACTCGTTTGCGCACTATCTTGCTCAATACTGGCGGCGCAACAATGGAGCAAGTCAAGGCTCTAAATCAACAGGCTGAAGCATTAGAAAAAGTTGGCGTAGTTACAAAAGAAAATGTAACTATGACTCAATCACAACTTGCCACATTTGACTTGCAAGGCAAAACTATCAAGACCCTTACGCCTGCCATCTTAGATTATGTAACAGCGGAAAAAGGCGCAACTGCATCAACCGATGACTTCCGCTCCATGACCAATGGTTTAGCACAAGCGCTTAATGGCAACTTTGGCTCTCTCACAAGACAAGGTTTTGTGCTTACCGATGTACAAAAGAAATTACTCACAACAGGCAGTGAGTCAGAACGAGCCGCGGCTTTAACTGAAATCCTAAATAGCACTTACAAAGATTTTAATAAGACACTTGCGCAAACCCCTGAGGGTCGCATGATTAAACTAAAAAATGAGTTTGGCAGTCTAAAAGAAGAAATCGGGAGAGGTTTATTGCCTGTTTTTGAAAAGGTAATGCAAGTTTTATCCAAACAAGTTATACCTGCTTTACAAAAGTTAATTAAATTTATTAAAGACAACAGCGTAGAAATTAAAGTTTTTATTGGAGTCTTAGGCGCGGGGGCTATTGCGTGGGGTCTTTATACAGCGGCAGTTAAACGCGCAGAAATAGCGCAGAAATTATTAAACCTTGCGCAGAGAATGAACCCAATCGGTCTTATTATTACAGCGGTTGCGTTACTTGTAGCGGGAATGGTTAAGTTATTCAAAAGCAATGAAACATTCCGTAATGCTGTAATCACTATGGCTAAAGCCGCCTTGAATTCATTTGCCGCAATCATTCCTATTGTTGCTAGGCTGTTTGAAGCAATTATGAAAATATCTTCAGGTCCTTTGCGTCTATTGTTATTGGGGTTATCAAAACTTCCAGGTGTCGGTAAATTTGCTAAATCAGGATTAGACGCAATCAATAAAGGCTTAGAAGGCATTTCTGATTTTGGCGATGCCGCATCAAAGAAGGCTAAGGAGTTAGCGGCTAACCTAGATAAGTTAGGCAAAGAAGCAGACAAAGCCAAAGACAAAGTAGATAAAGTAAAGAAAGACCCGTTTGCTGGTTCTAAAGACCCTAAAGGCGAGATGTCTAAAGAAGAAAAAAAGCGCCTAGAGCAAATAGAAAAATTACGCAAAAAAGAATATGACATTGCAGAGGCATGGCGTGAAGCAGAAGCAGAAGCACAAAAGGATATGGCTGAGGCTGTTGCCGCTCGTGATGAAAGAATTGCAGATGCTAAAGAGCGTCATGCAGAACGCGTTGCTGAACTTAATGAGCGTTATCAAGAACAAATGGCGGAGGCTGATGAACGCTTTGCTGAGGCTAAGGCTGACGCTGAGGACCGTCAAAGAAAAGCCGATGAGTCTGCACGCAAAAAACACGCTGAGGCAATCTTACAAATCAATACCGCCTTTAGACGCAAAGAAACAGAACTGCTCAATGCTTACAACGACAAGAGAGCAAACCTAGAAAAGGCGGCAGAAGATAAGCGCCAAGATATTGCAAGAGAGGGCGCTAAAAAACTTACAGAGATTGTAGAAAAGAGCCGCGAACGCCTACGCTCTGCATGGCAAAGCGGTACTGAATTCAGCCTTTCAGATTTATTTACAACAGCAAAAGATAAGGGCTTGGACATTGTTGCAACTCTCAGGGCGCAACTTACAAAAACTAAAGATTTCCAAAAACAACTTGGTGACTTAGCAGGCAAAGGTTACACACAGACATTTATTGAACAGATTGCTAAAGCGGGTCCTGAAGCAGGCATGGTCATGCTTGAGCAGATTCAAGAACTATCGCCTGAACAACAGCGCGAACTACAAACCATGTATAACGCATTAGAAGATATAACTAATAGCGGCATGGATAAAATTGCAGAATCGCTATCTACAAACACAAATCTTGCCACAATAGAATTGCGTGAGGCTTATACACAGGCGCAAAAAGATATTGCCGATGCACTAGCGCAAGTAAATTCAGATTTGAATACCAATCTTGCTGAAGCGCAAAAAGATTACGAATCTGCACTTATGGAGGCTAAACGCGTAAGAGATGAACAAATAGCAGATGCAGATAAGACACTCCTTGAAGCGCTTGCAAAGAGTCAGGCTGACCTAGAGGAAGCCATTGCCGATGCACGCAAAACATTAGATAAAGCACAAATTGAGGCAAAGAAACAATTAGACAAGGGATTAGAGGAAGCACAAAAGGCTCTTAATAAGGCTATTGAAGATGCCATGAAAGCATTTGAAAAAGCCATAGATGAAATCAATGAGCGCATGGCTAAGAAATTGGCTGACCTACAAAAGAAATTAGCAGAGATTGCGGCGGCATTAGCAAAATTAGGAAGCACGCCTGTTGTCAGTTTGCCAACAACAGCCGCTGTAACTCCTGTACAGGTTATTAAACCTGCCGAATATGGCGGCGGCGTGCGGGTTACAACGAGCCCTACTATTGCAAGTACCGCGGCTAAATATGATAAGACAGAGGAACAAATAATTACAGCGGCGGCTAAAGCCGCTGTTGCCGCTGTTGGTGGCGTAGGAAATGTCACAATTAACGGTGTAAATCTAACTGACCCTGAAGGCACAGCGCAGGCTCTTGTTTCTGTTGTCAAATATGGTCAGACGGTACAGGTAGCAACAACGAAGAAATCAGGAGTTCAATTAACAGGTCTTGCCGCTTATCGTGCGGGAATTACGAGGTATGCTGAATAATGCCACAAGTCATTCAAAACTATTCATTCTCATTCAACGGTCAAGTGTTTGGCGGTGCAGGTTCTCCCTATCAAATTCTTTCCGTAGATGGATTAGAAGGTTTGCCAGGTATTCGCAATCAAGATGATAACCGCGGTTATGCAGATGGCATGTTTACAGGTCGTGATTTTCTTGCAGGCAGATACATCACTATGAGCCTAAACATTACGGCATCATCAACAGCGAGCGCACAAGCCAATTTCAATACCCTTCAAAGGGCTTTATTGCCCCAAACAAGCGGCACAAGTCCTCTTTACTTCTTGTTATCTAGCGGAGAGGCTGAACAGGTCATAAACGCCCGTGTACGCTCTTTACGCTCTACCGTCAATCCTAATTACACCTATGGTTTAATCATTGCGCAGGTTGATTTCTTCTGCCCTGACCCACGCTATTACGACAGCAATGAGCAGACCGCTACCTTGCTCTTTTCAGTTCCTTCAGGTCGTATCTACAACCGTGTCTATAACTTAGTTTATGGTGGCGGCTCAGGAACAATTACAACAACAATTACAAATACAGGTTGGACAGATACCTACCCAACTATCACAATCAATGGACCTATCACTAACCCTGAGGTTGGCAACGCAACCCAAGGGGCGCAGTTACTTTTCAATGTTGTGTTAAGCAGTTCTGATGAATTTGTTATTGACCTCTATAACAAACTGATTACTTTGAATGGACAGCCTGCCCGTAATACTTTAATCTCAGGCGGTTCAGAATGGTTTTCAGCGCAACCTGGTAATAATTCCTTCTACTTTACGGGAGTCGGAACCTTAGCGGGAACGACTCAGGCTGTTGTAACATGGCAGTCTGCATACATTTAGGAGCATAAATGGCACTACGCACACCCCCCTCATGGTTACAGAACGGCTCACACCCTGCCGAAAATGACCGCCTTTCAATGCAGGCTATTTTTGCCACTACTGGAATCATCGGTTCTTCTTCTCTTTCAGTAGGTCCTAATTCTCCTGTTGGTATGTCTGTTGTTGTTGCATCAGGTTGGGCGGCTATTGTTGGCACAACACAATCAAATATGGGTGTTTACACTGTTTACAATGATGCAAACACAACGCTGACTGTAACAACGGCTGACCCAACAAATCCGCGCATTGACCGCATTGTTGCAACTGTTCAAGATGCTTTTTATTCAGGCTCATTTAATGATGTTATTTTCCAAGTAATAGCAGGAACTCCTGCGGGTTCACCTGTTGCACCTGCAACTCCTGCAAACTCAATTTCTCTTGCAACTGTTTTAGTAGGCGCGGCAGTTACGCAAATTAACGCGGGCAACATTACAGACACACGGGTAACGACCACAACAAATCTACCAACTGGCGATTTGACAGAAGTAGCCGCAGGTACAGGCATAACAGTCACAAATGGCACTGGACCTATTCCTACTGTTGCTATCAATTCCAGCGTTGTTACTTTGACGGGTTCACAAGCACTGACAAATAAAGATTTAACAAGTGGCACAAATACTTTTCCATCTAGTTTAGCAACTTTAACAGGCGCAGAAACGCTTACAAACAAATCTTTAACTAGCCCCAAAATCAATCTAGGAATCAATACCCAAACAGGCACAACTTACACAACTGTTTTAGATGACAATGGAAAACTTGTAACTCTTTCTAATGCCTCCGCTATTGCTGTAACAATTCCGCTTAACGCTAGCGTGGCTTATCCAGTAGGCGCACAATTAAATTTGGCTCAAACGGGAGCAGGACAGGTTACAGTTGCAGGAGATAGTGGCGTAACTGTTGTTTCAACAGGTGCTACTGCCGCAACACCAAAAACACGCGCGCAATACAGCACATTGACATGCGTTCAAACAAGCACAGATAATTGGCTAGTGATGGGCGATATTTCGTGAGTCGTTTAGCCTTAACTCCTACAAATGTGCCAGCAAGTGCAACGGCAATATCTACTCCTACGCTTCGCACTGGCGACCTTTATTACAATACATCAACAGGTTTGATGGTCTATGACGGCACAAACTGGACTCAAGTAAGTTCTAATGTCAGCGTTACTGAGATAGACGCAGGCGTATTTGATAGCATTGCCCCGTACAATGGTGGCGACCCAACTACCACAGCAACACAAACATTTGATGGAGGTACTCCGTAATGCCAGTAGTCACACAAGTACAAGTTAGACGCGGAACTGCCTCTCAATGGACTTCTGCTAATCCAACACTCGCTTCGGGCGAATGGGGATTTGAAACCGATACAGGTAAAGTTAAAATTGGTAATGGTTCAAGCGCATGGAACTCTTTAGGTTATACAGGCGCAGGAGATATTGAAGGCGTAACAGCCTCAACAGGCTTAAGCGGTGGCGGAACAAGCGGTACAGTTTCGTTATCTATTGATACTGCCGTAACTGCGGACTTATCAACCGCGCAAACGCTAACAAATAAAACTCTAACTGACCCTAAAATTAATCTTACTCTAAACGCACAAACTGGAACTACTTATACTTTTGTCTTAACTGATAATGGCAGATTAGTTACTGCTTCTAATGCTTCGGCGCAAACTTATTCAATTCCTACAAATGCTTCCGTTGCGTTTCCAATAGGAACTCAAATCAACATTATTCAAATTGGCGCTGGACAAGTAACTATCAACGCGGTAACTAGCGGAACTACAACTATTTCTTCTACTGGTGCTACTGCTACCGCTCCTAAACTTCGCGCACAATATTCATCAGCAACTTGTATCAAAGCAAATACCGACCTTTGGTATGTAGTAGGAGATATTGCCTAATGCCTATTCTTGGAGTTATTGCGTCTTCTAAATTAACCGCAGTAGCAACTGCTTATGAGTCTATTGCTACTGCTACTGTAACATCGGGTAGCGGCAGTAGTTTTATTGAATTTACTTCCATACCAAATACCTACCAACATTTACAGTTAAGAATATTGGCAAGAGGCACAAACGCTAATACTCAAATGCAGTTAGCGTATAGGCTTAACTCTGACACTGGTTCAAACTATACTTTTCACTTGCTACGCGGTGATGGTTCCCTCGCTTATGGTGATTCAGGAGCAAATCAAAGTTTTGCTGGCGCTACTGTTCGTTATTCCGCTGCCAACGCTACCGCGCAAATGTTCGGCGTAGGCATTTCTGATTTTTTGGATTACTCTAATACAAACAAATATAAGACAATTCGTTCAATAGGCGGAACAGACCAAAATGGAAGTGGGCAATTATATTTTTCATCTAATCTGTGGAGAAATACAAATGCTATTTCATCTATCTACATTTACAATCAAGACGGAAATAATATTGCGCAATACTCGCATTTTGCTTTGTATGGAATTAGGACATCGTTATGACTTCTACTTATGAACTAATAGCAACAACAACTTTAACTAGCACTTCCTCTAGCGTTGTGTTTTCTTCTATACCACAAACATACACAGACATTGTTGTAGTATTTACAGGGCAAAACACAACTTCCACTACTGCAATGACGGGTGAAGTTGATATCAATAGCGATGGAGGTAATAACTATTCCTCTACTTGGATAAATACTTCAAATGTATCGGGCAGAGGCGTTGGAAATAACGGCGGCTATATTGGTGCATTAAATCAAAATAGTATTTCAATATATATCATTAATTTTATGAACTATTCAAATACTACTACATACAAGAGTTGGATTAGTCGGTGGGGAACGCAGTCTGGACCAGCACAAGACGCAGGAACAATTGTAGGAATGTGGCGCAATACTTCGGCTATTACTTCATTAAACTTTAATAGACCAGCAGGAGAGTCAGGGAGTTTTGATGTGGGTTGTGTTTGGAGTCTTTATGGGATTAAGGCGGAATAATGGCAACGGCATTTGAAATAATTGGCACTACAACTATTACCAGCGGCACACAAAGTAGTATTACATTTAATAACATTCCTACAACCTATAAAGATTTGAAAATACTCGTATCCGCTAGGAGTAGTGCTAGTGGCCCGTATGACCCTCTGTTATATAGATTTAATTCATCTACGGGTAGTTACAAATCAAGATTTGTACTGTCAAATGGGTCTGCTGCTGGAAGTGGTACTTTAACTACTGCCATTTCTGCGGCGGCAGGTGGAACTTGGGGCAGAATAAATGACGGCGGTGTTCCGACTCAACTTCAAACAGTATCAACATTTGGCAGTACAGAGTTTTATATTCCAAGTTATAGAAGTTCTGTGAATAAAGGATTCAATTTAGATACTGCTCAGGAATCTAATGAAGCATCGCCAACTAATATCTACATAGAGTTATTTGCAGGTGTTTGGGAAGATACACCTGCTATTACTAGAGTAGATTTGGCTTTGAAAGATGGGTCATTTGCTCAATACACAACCGCTACTTTATACGGAATCAAAAATACCTAAAGGAGAAAATAATGGCAGATAAACTTACGCGCATAGAAGTCAATTGCGCAACAGGAGAGCAGAAAGTAGTTGAACTAACTGCCGAAGAAATTGCTCAAATGGAAGCAGATAGAGTTATTTTTGCGGAACAGGAAGCATTACGCCAAGCCGAAGCACAAGCCAAAGCCGAGGCAAAAGCGTCTGCTCTTGCTAAACTTAAAGCACTTGGTTTAACCGAAGAAGAAGCCAGCGCGCTTATTTCTTAATCTTTAGGAAGGTCGGCAAATGACTACTACCTATCGGTATTTATTTGCCGATTTACTAACTAACGAAATTATTGCGGAGTTACCGCTAACGGGTGTTTCATTTACCCAACAGTTAAACCAATCAGGCACGCTCAATGGACATGTATTACTTTCTGCCCTTAACTCTGCCGAATTTAATGTTAATGCTTCTACCATTCCTGGTCGCTCTGCAATTTATGTGGACCGTAATGGAGATTTAATTTGGGGCGGCATTATATGGAACCGCACCTACAACAGCGCTGAGCAAGTTCTAAGCCTTACAGCCCGTGAGTTTGAATCTTATTTTGAGCGCCGCCGCATATCTACTACTGACACCTTTACCAATACAGACCAATTAGTAATTGCCCGCACTCTTATTGATGATGCGCAATTAGTGCCTAGCGGCGACATTGGGGTAATAACAGGTAGTGAAACTTCAGGCGTTCTCATTGACCGTGTTTATTATGATTATGAATTAAAAAATGTTTACCAGGCTATTCAAGATTTATCGCGTGCAGATGATGGCTTTGATTTCCTAATTGATGTTTCTTATGACCCCATTACAGATGAGCCAATTAAAACTTTAGTTCTTGGTTATCCACGCACGGGCGTAATTTATGACCTAAATGACCCTGAAGCATTGGTATTTATGTTTCCCGCGGGCAACATTGTTGAATACGAATACCCTGAAGATGCCTCAATAGCCGCCAACACAATCTTTGCATTAGGTGCAGGTTCTAACGAAGGCAAGTTGATTTCTATTGCGCAAGATACGACAAAGATTACAGAAGGTTGGGCAGTCCTAGAAGATGTTGCTAACTATTCAGATGTCACCGACCCTGTTTTGCTTGATGAATTATCTTTAGGACAAGTCCTAGCAGTGTCTTTTCCGCCGACAACTATAAAAATTGTTGTGCCTGCTTATATCCCGCCGACTCTAAATGATTACAACATTGGTGATGATGCGCGTTTAATTATTACAGATGAGCGTTTCCCTGGAACCCTTGATGCGGTATATCGCATAGTGGCTTTGAATATACAACCTGGCGAAGATGGTCCTGAACGCGTTACGCTTACACTCTCAGCGAGCGAATAAGAGGCGTCATGGCATATATCAATCAACCTTTTGACCTGCATAGGTTCTTCAAAGATATTGACCAACGCTTACAGAAGTTAGAAACCGCGCAACGCTTAACTGCCCCTAATGTGGATTTCGCAACTTCAACTCCTACTAATCCTCGCATAGGAGATTTGTTTTACGACACTGATGCCGACTTACTTAAATACTGGAATGGAACAAGTTTTGTAGAAATTGCAGATGGTAACCTAAGTACAACAGTAAGCGTATTTACAACGACAATACAAAGCGTAAATAATAATATGGTTTACACGGGCAATCCTTGCACTATTGAGGTTCAGCGTATAGGCAAAATGATTACAGCCAATGCAATTATAGAATTTACAAATGTTACAAATTTTGGAACAGGTCAAATTTATTTTGACTTGCCCGCAGGTATTCCTAACCGCGCACATGATTTGTCGGCAGGTGGTTATCTATTAGACGGCGGTACCACTTACACTATTTTTGGCACTTTAGGCGCAACAGATAACAAAATGTACTTATGGCACCCCACTTCTAATGGCGGTTCAGATACCGTAACTCATAACAAACCAACAACTCTTGATGCAACTAGCGTTATTAACATTACAGGCGTTGCATTGCTGGCATAACTGTTATCATTTTCCGTTATGAGCATAGAACAATGGGTAGGCATAGCGGTTGGAGTTACTACGCTTGTAGCCGCTTTTGCTATGAGCGTGCGTCATCTAGTTAAGTATTATTTGGCAGAATTAAAACCTAATGGCGGAACAAGCATTAAAGACAAAGTACGCGACATAGATGCCAAAGTGGACAAACTAGAACTACGCGTAGATGAGATTTATAGATTATTAGTGGAGCGCTCATGAGTCTGACAGAAGGCAAAATAGAAACAGTTTTGTTTTATGCAAAACAAGAATTAAAGTATGAAGAAGGCACAAACAATGACACTAAATTTGGTAAATGGTATGGGCTAAATAAACAACCTTGGTGCGCAATGTTTGTTTCTTGGGTTTTTTACAAAGCAGGATTGAGCAAGAAGATAGCGGCAAGTAACGCGAAAGGTTTTGCCTCATGCGATGCAGGGCTTAAATGGTTTGCCGCTAAAGATAAATTAGTACCGATTGGACAAGCACAACCAGGCGACATAGCATTTTTCCAATTTGATACCGATGCTCAGCCTGACCATGTTGGAATTGTTGTCAAAAACCGTAGCGGTCATTTGTATTGCATAGAAGGCAATACAAGCCCTAACAAAAAGGGTAGCCAAAGCAATGGCGGTGGGGTCTATCGCAAGAAGCGCCCCTACTCAGTTGTTATGGCAGTGGCTCGCCCTATAAAGGAGAAAGCATGAAAGAAAAAGATATAGCCAAACTCAAATCCGCATTGCGTCACTTTGTTCTAACTGCCGCAAGCGTTTGGGTAGTCAATCCTGATGCGAATGTAAAGGCTTTGATTGCTGGTACAGTTGCCGCAATCGTAGGTCCTGCAATCCGTGCTATTGATAAGAACGACCCTGCTTTTGGCAAGGTTGCTCAATGGGTAGAACTGGAAATAAACAAATTAGCAAAGAAGCCTGCAAAGAAAGCGCCTAAGAAAAAGGCATAGATTTCCCGCCTCCATGGGAAAGCACTCCTGAGTATGAGTCTAAACTGCTCATTTACACTTTGTGTTAGGCTATGAGCGGAGGTGGTTATGAGTCTAGGAAAATCATTAGAAGAATTAAGGAAAAGTTCTAAAAGAAGCCATACAGTTTGCGCCTATCAAGTTATGTATGACAATCTAAATCCTCAAGACAAAAAGGCTTTAGATGAAGCATGGGCAACGGGTATGCCAGTAAGTCTTATAGTCAGAGCAATAAGACAAGAAGGCATCAAAACTAGCGCCGATTCTGTTAGAGCGCACCAAAAAGGGATTTGTAAATGTCCAAAATAAATGACATCTTAAATAACAGACAAAGTGAGTATGGCGATGCCCAGGAAAACTTTGAAAAAATAGGCAAGATTTGGGGCGCTCTTTTAGATTTAGATAAACCAATAGAAGCCTGGAAAGTAGCGTTAATGATGGATAGCCTAAAAACTGTTCGCTTGTTTAAGAATCCACAACACGAAGATTCTTGGATAGACAAGCAAGGTTACATTTACCACGCCCATGAGATAGTGAAACCATGAGCCTAGAAGATAATCTAAAAAATATACCTGAGGGTGTTGAGTCAGAAGATGTAAAAGAATTACGCAATGCTCTGTACAGATTGCAGAAACAACTCATCAAAGCAAAAATGCGGAATGAAGATTTAGTAGAAGCAACACACCGCGCCGCTTATGACGCAATGCTAACTATGGGTCCTATCAAACCCGTGGAGCAAAAGGTAACAAAAGGTGCCAACGGCAAAGCAGAAGTTGCTCTATGGCACATGACTGATTGGCAGGGCGCAAAGAAAACAACAACCTATAACTCTAAAGTAATGCGCAAACGCGTCATGGAATTTGCTGAAAAGGCTGTACGAATAACAGAGATACAACGAGCAGACCACCCCGTAAAAGAATGTTACATACTTTTTGGCGGAGATATGGTTGAAGGTTTATTTAATTTTCCTACGCAGGTATTTGAAATTGATGCCACTTTGTTTGAGCAATATGTTAATGTCAGTAGGCTTTGTGTAGATGTTGTGCGTTTTGCATTGAAACATTACGACAAAGTTACGGTAGTTCCTGAATGGGGTAATCATGGGCGTATTGGAAGTAAGCGCGACAATGTTCCTCGCTCTGACAATTTTGACCGCATGTGTTATGAGTTGGCGCGGCAATTACTTGCAAAAGAAAAACGCCTTACCTGGCAAGAATGTCCTGATGACATACAGCGGGTGCAAATCGGAGAGTATCGCGCACTTGTTATTCATGGCGATGAAGTTGGTCGTAATGGTTTTGCATCTCCATCAACGATTGTCCAACACATCAATAGATGGCGCAGTGGGTCTTACCCATGGGAATTCAGAGATGTCTATGTTGGTCATTACCACACCCATGCAGAATGGGCTCTTGCAAATGGATTGGGCAGTGTTTACCAAACTGGTTCTACCGAATCAGACAACCGTTATGCAGGTGTCATGCTCGCCGCGACTGCGACACCAAGTCAAAGATTGCATTTCATTGACCCAGTAAAAGGCAGAGTCACCGCTGGTTACAAAATTTGGCTGGACTAAAAACCTAAGTTATCCCAAGAATCTATTGCGTCATCTAGTGATGGCATGGATTCATCGGTGCAATCACCATCATTCTTCATCTTCTAAATCAAAATCCTCTGACCGAATGTCCATGTTGTTTGCCTTGCAGTAGTCCATAGTTGCTATGAAACTGGTCAGCGCCCTATTAGTTAAATCCTGCATCATGTCAGGATATTGAAAGTCAGCCTCAGTTTCTACAATTAAGTTGAACAGGCTGATGTGAACCCTTGCTTGTGCCATAGCAGACCTCCTGGACCCCTGATTATTGCACTGGTTATGAATAATTTTTGCGACACACCGTTTAAGGGTCTTTTGTAATGTCAGTGGGTAGGTATAAGGTCTGCCTACCCATGGGGCAACCTGCCCCCCGATAGAAAGAAGGCGTAATGCGAACAGAAGAACAATTACTGGAATCCATGCGGCGCAATAAAACCGAAAGATTACGGTTACTTGCATTGCAGGAGAAAAGCCAACTCATCAGATTGATTGAGGGTCTTGGTCATTTTGATACGGTTAATAAAGACATCACATGGTTAGAAGAACAAGTTGCAAAGAAGGAGGCAAAGTAATGGCATTTGATTTATCGCACTATGAAACGGTGGCAGAAAGATTACAACGCGCACTGACTGACCACCCTGACTTGAGAATAATTACAGAGATTGTGGACATTGCGCGTGACCCACAAACACAACGCCCATTGCAATATGTGGTCAAAGCATCTTTGTATTATGGCGATGTTCTGAAGGCTGTTGATTACGCTGAGGAAGTTGTTGGCTCAAGTCATATCAACAAAACCAGCGCCCTTGAAAACGCCTCTACAAGCGCCGCAGGGCGTGCATTAAGCCTTGCGGGTTACATGGGTACAGACCCAAACACTAAGAAGCCTGTACGCCCAACAAAACTTGATATGGAGAAAGCAGAACGCGTCACAACGACTGCTCCTAAAGTTGTTGAGCAAAAGATTACAGAGGCTCAACTAAAAGAAGCAGAGATGGCGATTGCTTTGGCTGATACCGCAACATCATTAGAGCAACTTAAAGGCATTTACACCCAATATGCGTCATTGAAAGATGTGCGCACAAATGGTGTAACGCTTTTGGACATTGTAAATAGAAAGAAGCGTGAATTTGCATGAGCGACAAACAAAAGAAATTTGTTCCCTCCGCTGGATACATAGTTAGCGTGCATCAAAACGCGCTTGGTATTCGCGCAGTTGCAAAAGAACTTGATGTGTTTCCTGAAGTCTTAGCAGAAGCGATGGAGCGAGCAGGATTCCAAATGTCGGCAGACCCGTTTGATTTATCAGCCGATGCAGGCAAGTTGATTCAGTTACAAAATCGCCAGGAGGCACAAGGACTACATGTAGTAAAGGAAAAAGATGGCGCAGATAGTAACTCCACAACAGATTGAGGCTCGCCTCTACTCGCTATCAAAAGAAATTGATGGCGCTCATGAGGAACTTAATCAATGCGAATCTGAGTATCACGCTAAGAAATCAGAGTATGAGGTTTCTATGGCGCGTACCCGTATGAGTTATGCAAGTAAATCTTCGCCAACTGGCAAGAATTACACAATCCAAGAGCGCGATGATTTGGCGTTATTGGAGAATGAAAAATTACACTTTGAGGCAAACATAATTGAGGCAAGAGTGAAAGCGGCGCGTAACAATGTTGCGCGTTTGCGGGTACAGGTTGATTTGACCCGTAGCATGAGCGCCTCAGTTAGAACGAGCATGGACCTATGACAACATTTCTATTGGTCGCGCTCGCCTCTTTCATCAGTTATTACATAGGGCGTAGGGTTGGAATTACTTACGCCATGATGCGTATGCAGGGAATTATTTACGACATGCAACAAATCCAAATGTTCTACAAACAAAAACAACAAAACTGGAATGAGGATAAGTTGTGATTGATTTACAAGATATGGTTGTTAAGTCCTTGCGAGGTTATGACGCGAGCCGCTCACGCTCAACACAGGTTGAAGTAGGTCCTTCTTCTCTTGGTGGTTGTTCTAGGCGCGTATGGCATGACCTAAAGCAAACTCCTAAGGTCAATCAAACAGAAACTTTAGGCGCAATCTTGGGAACTTTTATACATTCAGGAATGGAAAAGGCTATGCAACGCCTAGACCCATTTGGCGACAATTTCATGATTGAGATTGAACTTAATCACCCTGAAATTAGAGGTCATTGTGATTTATTCATTAAGGACCTTGGATTAGTTGTTGATTTCAAAACCAAGACCAAAAGCAGTATGCGTTACTTGGGTAAAGACCAGGAACAATGGCAGATACAGGTTTACGCATGGTTGCTAGAACAGCAAGGTTATGAAGTCAAAAATGTTGCTCTTGTGGGGATTCCCCGTGATGGCAAAATGACGGACATAAAAATATGGCAAGATGAATACAAACCACATGTTGCTCAAGAAGCGCTTGAATGGTTACGCAATCTTAAACAGTGGGCGGCAACAGATGACCAACCGCCCGCGCCCCAACTCTTTGTAACTTTTTGCAGAGATTATTGCCCGTACTTTGACCCGTCAGGAGAAGTAGGTTGCCCAAGTACAATGAAATAGATTGGCAAAAAGCCGCTTGTAGAGATTCTGTTTACACGGATATTTTTTACAATGTGGAAGAAGAAAGAAGCATTGTTGCGTACGAATACATCAATGCTTTGCGGACAATCTGTTTAGCCTGCCCAATTTGGAAAACTTGTTTGACCTACGCCATGGAGCATGAGGACTATGGCGTATGGGGCGGCATGACAAGTGTTGAGCGTTATTCATTCCGTAATCCCAAGAAGTATCCAAACCAACAGAGGCGAGCGCTTTTTGCTTTTGAAGAAGTTGGGATAAGTTATAGCGACATTATGGAATGTGTTAAAGATACGAAGGAGAAGCAATGAGCATTATTCGCTCACCTAGAGTAGAAACTAATTTCAGTGTTATCTCAAATTCCGTCATCAGAGATACGCGCCTGAGTTATCGTGCAAGAGGTGTACTGCTAGACATCTTGAGCCGCCCTGATAACTGGCGCATATCGGCGGATTCTTTGGCGCGGTCAGGTTCAGAAGGTCGCCACGCAATCCTGACCGCACTAAAGGAACTGCGAGAGGTGGGATATATGCGGACACAAAAATTGCGCAAAGATAATGGGCAATTTGAAACCGTAAGCATTGTTTATGACACGCCAAATTATGAGGCAACCGAAGTCCAAAAACCGACTTCTGGTTACCCGCAGTCGGAAAACCGCACTCCTTTAGAAGTACTATCTAAGAAGAACTTAGATACAAACCTGTTTGAGGAATTTTGGAAG